TAACACATTATCGAACCAAGTGCGATGCATGCTTAAAGAAAAAGAAAAACCCAAAGCCGTTTGTTCCTCGTTGGGAGGCAGCTGGTTACAAAAAGAAAATGGTCTGCGATTGTTGCGGATTCAAGGCTAGATGGTCAGCCCAAATGTTAGTATTCCACATAGATGGAAATTTAGCGCATAACGAATCTAAGAATCTACGTAGTGTTTGTAAAAATTGTGAAATTAATCTAAAACGCACAGATTCTATTTGGCGTCCAGGTGATCTTGAACCAGATGTGTGACCTGCTGATACAAGTGATCTAGACTGGAATTGTTGTCCAGCACAGCATCAAATCTGGTGCCTGCCCAGGCATATTCGCTGGCATGCACTCGGGCCTGGTCCAGACGACTTTTGCTTAGACTCCAGGTAGAGTTGCCCTCAGGACCGTGATTTACGCTGACCGCTGCATCATACCAGGCAGGTTCTGGTCCACGAGTCACACGCACCACAATGCCGCCTGCTGCCTTGATTGACCAGATTTCGTTGGGGAATCTGCAATCACTGATCACAATGTCGTCTGTGGAGTTACGCAGTTTGTTTTCCAAGCTGGCAATCCAGATATCGTCGTGAAATCCGGCTCTGCAAACTTCTGTGCCCCAGTATTGCAATACCCAACGTGGTGTTAGTTTGGGCATTTTCAAACGCTCTGCCCACCAGGGATCCACTTGTTCACGCCACTCACGGGCTTGTTTTGTGCGGCCTTCCAGCAGTTCTCTGTCCCAACCAAACACATGGCTTACAGCGTCTTTGAGAGTGTTGGCAAAACTTTCTCTACGGAATTGATGTATGTTAACAAGATAATCTGCAATGGTGTCTTTGCCACTTGAAATAAATCCCACAACTCCTATGATCATTTTAGTTCCTTAACGTTGAGATGTTTTAGTGTGGCTTGCAGCATGTCAATTTGACGGCGACAATCCTCCAGTGCATGATGGCTGGTAGGGGGCCGGGGCAGCTCGGGCCACAAACTATATATGGTGCGACTGTCACGAACCACGTAAAACTGCCATGGGATAGGCTTGTTGTAGCTCTTGTAGGCATGCTCAATTATGTTCATGTCATAGGTGGGACCGTTGGCCCAGATCAATCGGCTTTGCCAGATAAACTTGGCCAGTTCATCCAGTGCCTGGTCCAGGGGAATACGGTCTTGTTCGTTGAATGCTTCGTCCCGTGCTGCTGCAGGTTGAGTCGCCCACCAGTCTATGGTGCCTTGTTGAATGCTGCGGGCTTCCTGACTTTCTAGATCAATCCTAGCATAGTAGTGTCGTTCATGATAACCAGTGCCCAGCGGGTCAAAACTCTGAGCTGCAATGGTCAGGATTGTGGTGTCCGGGCCAGTGCCCAGTCCTTCGATGTCTATCATTAAATCGGCCATGCTGCAAGTATAACACAGAGCAGCTTGGGCCGCAAGAGATAGTTTAGCCGATGACCCAGGTAATTGGTTGACTGCCATCTACATAGTTTGTTAATTCTAGTATTTTGGCATCCATTTGAGCTTGTGCTTCGCTCTTCATTGCTGCACCGTTCAAGCTGCCGCCGCCTTGTGGGCCGGCAATTGTGGCAAATTTTTCACGAGCTTCGCCAATGATCATTTTGCAAACAGCAGTCATGTAGTCTTTGATCCATTGCTGGATTTGATAATCTTGCAACAGGTTCACTTCTGGCTTGAGTTGATATACCCATATCAGCACTTGTTCTCCAGAACCTTTGGGATCTCTGATCAGTTGTAGTTTTTTGGTCACTGGGTTCCAGGTGTAGTTCATGTAGCCGCCAAACATACGTGCAGCCAGTTCCACATACTGTGAGTAGAAGTCATAGGTGGCCAGACCGCCACTGACGTTGAAATTCATGAGATACACATTCATGCTGGCCTGTGCAAATGGATCAAAGTTACTTGCAAACGGGCCGCTGGAGTCACCAAACGTTCGACGAAATATCTGACGCACACTCACAACTTCCTGGGGCAAGGTGTAGATGTTCATGTCCCGAATCAGTTCCATGAAAATGTAGGCTTCTTCATAGGCATAGTTGGCTCGTTGACGGTACACACCAATGGTGCGTTGATACGCTGCTTCGTAGTGAGCCGGGTCCAGCTCAAGATCAATGATCTGATCGCCCAGCATTAATTTGCAATAATCTATTAGATTTTGTTTTAGCTCGGGCAGTGTATTTTCTGACATAAGGAACTCCGTTGCTGTATTTACCAGTTACGTCACTACCAAGCCTTGAGCACCACTAGGTTTTCAGTTCCGCGACCGTTGAACTGTGTCTCTGTGGTGGTTAGATCTTTGTAGATTTTTCTAGCAGCTGGTTTGCCTGCGGCCTGCATGGCCTTTACAATGTCAGCTGGTTTACGCACAGTTTTCTGCACACTTTCTGCGGTACTAAAACCAATGATGCTGTTGCTCTTGATTGTGAATGTGCCCACATGCGAGTCTGCTATCACATGGATCAGTTTGCGCTTTTTGCTGTCATACAGCCAGGCTTCGCTCTTGTCCACCAGGTTTGCAGGAGCAAGCCCTTTGATTTTGAGATCTGCAATTTCTGCCTGAAACTTGAACTTGGCTGCACGTTTTTCTGGGCTAATGGCCTTGGCCATGCGTGGCTTGCGGTCAACTTTCTTGATCTGCACGTATGCACCGCAGTCGTTGATCACTGCTTCGCAAAACTTCACAATGCCCCGCATTTGAATCTTGCTAAAGTTGCTGTAGCCTTCTGCCAACTGAGCGTCTTTGCCGCCAATCACTGTTTCAAATTCTGCGAGCTTGCGTTTCCAGTTCACAGCAATTTCATTCACCATTTGTGGTGCTACATTTTTGCCACGGATAATGGTAATAGGTTTGATGTCTGCGCTCATCTTGGCACCAGACTCAACAAACTCGTCAAACAGGCCTTCAAGCTCGCCGGCACACTCACTGAGTTTTTCTCGTAGTCGATCCTGGATGGTTTGTCTAGCAGGTGCTGTGTCTGTTTTTTCCTCCGCTGCCTGGACCTTGGTGCCCAGAGCTGCTGCCAACATGTTGTCTAGACGCACCTGTTCTGCATCAGTTAGATCCAGGCCCACCATGCTCATGCGGCATAGCCAGCCAGCTGTCAACTGAATTGACGAGTCTGGAACACCGCGTAGCAGTCGCACATCGTTTTTGCGTCCGTGAGTTTCCAAATAGCTCACAATCATGTCTCTGGCATCTTTTTTGCCATAAAAGTAATTGTACCAGCTGAATGCTGTGGTCATTTGGCTGGTCCGATCATACACCGGCTGTACACGCCAGGTGGGCTCATCGCCCATGAATTTGGTATCGGCGCTGCGTGGGTTTAACGGACGCACAGTGGCGCGAACTGGTTGAGCAGTGGTTTTCATGGTACTCCTTACTAATGCAGTAATTATAACACAAACGGAATTATTGGTCAACTGTTCCTGAACCTGCAAATTTACTATAAATACAACACTATGCCAAGACTTTCAATGTGGCGTCCCAATCGGACCCGAGATTACCAATACCTAGATAGAATCATCAGCGAACGCTACACTGTGGGCGGGCTAGACATCTACGTGCATCGCTACATGGGTCCGCAAACCGGTGGCGAAGATTCGGCGTTTTCTGGCAACGGAGATGCTACCCAACCAATTTATGATACACTGGATCCGTTGAATATTCAGGATCTCTTGCTGTTGGAAAATCGCGACAGAATTTACGATCAGGACATCTATGTCATGCGTGGTGTCTACAACCATCAGGACGTGGACTTTGATCTAAGCCAGTTTGGCTTGTTCCTAAACAATGACACCTTGTTCATCACATTCCACTACAACGACATGATTGATTCGTTTGGGCGCAAGCTCATGAACGGTGACGTGCTGGAAGTGCCCAATCTTAAAGATTATCATCCCTTGAACAACGAGATTCCGCAGCCCTTGCCCAGATACTATGTGGTGCAAGATGCTGACTATGCCACAGAAGGCATGAGCCAAACTTGGTTGCCACACATCTGGCGTGTGAAAGCAACACCAATGACCAACAACCAAGAGTTCAAGGACATACTGAAAAAACCCGTGGTCACAGAACAGATCTGGGACAATGGCAACTACTATCCCACTGGCAGCATTGTGAATGCTGGTGATGTGTATTACCAGGCCCGAATCAATGTGCCAGCTGACGTAGCCATCACCAACACCACCTATTGGCAAGTGTACACTCCGCCCACACAAAGTGACGTGTTCAGTACCAGAACCAAAGACAACGAGCTCAATGATGCAATTCTGGCCCAGGCCGATGTTGAAGTGCCGCTGTCGGGCTATGACACCCAGAAGTTTTATATTCTTCCCACAGTTGATGGACAGCCTGCCAACCCTGTGGGTCTGACCACATCAAGTAGCACCACAGTTGACGGCACACAAGGTGGCGCCAATGTTACTCCTGTGGCCGATGGATACACTGTGGGCTATCTTACTGGTGATGGTATACCACCCAACGGATTGCCGGTCACAACCGGCGTGGCCTTTCCGTTAGTGGCTGTGGATGGCGATTATTGCCTGCGCCTGGATTATTTCCCCAATCGCTTGTTCCGCTACAGTGGTCGTCGCTGGGTCAAGATTGAGGACAAAGTGCGAACAGATCTAAACAACGGACCCACCAATGAAACTCAACGCTCAGGCTTTGTGAACAATACATACACTGTGCGCACCACCGACCTTGGCAATATTCCGAGCCGACAGAGCTTGAGTGACATACTCAAACCACGTGCAGACAATGGCGACCAAGGTGGATTCTTGCCACCCAACCCGCGGCCACCAGGAAAATAAGGAGAACCAAAATTCAAAGCTTCTTTTATGATGCGCAGATCCGTAGATTTCTGTTGCAGTTTACACGGATGATCAGCAATTTTCAAATTGAATATGGCAACGAAACTGATGGAGTAAACAAGGCTGCACTGATTCGTGTGCCAGTTCGCTACGGCGATGCCAGTCGCAATGCACAGGTGATCCTGCAGGAGAATTCAAGAAATTCAATGCCAGCCAGTCCCTTGATGACTTTTTATATTTCAAGTCTCACCTACGATCGCCCCAGAATGCAGGATCCAACCTTTGTGAGCAAGATCAATGTGCGTCAACGTACCTATGACACTGACACCGAAAGCTACGAAACCACACAAGGCAATGCGTTTTCAATTGAAAGACTAATGCCAGTGCCGTACAAGATGGGTATTAATCTGGACTTCTGGAGCAGCAACACCAATCAAAAGTTTCAGATGTTTGAACAAATTTCTACCCTGTTCAATCCCAGCTTGGAAATACAAAGCACAGACAACTACATTGACTGGACCAGTCTAACAGTGGTTGAACTAGAAGATATCACGTTCACATCAAGAAGCATACCAATGGGCGCAGACAATCCCATTGACATGATGACTTTCAAATTCAACATACCAATCTGGATCAGTTCTCCAGCCAAGGTCAAGAAACTGGGTGTGGTAGAACGTGTGATTGCCAGCATCTATGACGCACAAGGAGACTTGAACAATGCAGTATCTGACAACGACCTGTTGTTGGGCACCCGACAAGTGATTACTCCGTTCAACTGGGCTGTGGTCCTTATTGGCAACAAGGTACAATGCCTGCAACAGGTCAGCTTGCCCCAGGAACCAGGCAACGACACGCTGACTCCGCCAGAAATTGTGGCGGACAGCAATCTGTTGTGGGCTGCTGTGATTGGCACCTATGGTGTGTTGCGTCCAGGAATCAGTCAACTGCGACTGCTGCAAGAAGATGGCACAGAAGTGATTGGCACAATTGCACAGGACCCCAACGATGATCGCTTTGTGATCTTTGATGTGGACACTGACACAACACCGCAGAACACCCTTGATCCTATTGACGCTGTGATCAATCCCTTGGTAAGTGGACCGCAAGACGGCTTGGATTCTGCCATGGACGGACAGCGTTACTTGCTGACTGAAGCCACCGGTGATGAGAGCAATCTTGCTCCTGCTGTGGCCTGGCTGGGTGCAAATGGTCGACAACTGATAGCTGAAGCCAATGACATTATTCAGTATTCAAACAACTACTGGCGTGTGGCATTTAGATCTGCTGACGCAGCGGCCGGACAGTATGTTACCAACATGACCACTGGCATACAGTATGAGTGGAATGGTGACGCCTGGGTCAAAAGCTATCAAGGTGTCTATCCTGGCGGTGTCTGGAGTCTTGTGCTTTGAAAGCCGTGGGTGTTTGGTTCCGCAGCCGAGACACTGGTAGATATCTGTATCTCCTACGAAATGATGCCAAGCATCCCGGAGCCTGGGGCTTGCCTGGGGGCAAAATTGAAACTGGCGAAACCTTGCTGGGCGGCATGGAGCGTGAGTGCATAGAGGAACTGGGATTTTTTCCCACCTACCTGCGCTTGATGCCTTTGGAAAAGTTTACTTCAGCGGACCAGGCATTCGAATATCACACCTGGGTGTGTGTGATTGACACTGAATTCACACCCCGACTCAATCATGAACATCTTGGCTATGCCTGGCTTGACGCTGGCACCTGGCCTAAACCCATGCATCCAGGACTCTGGAGCACTATCAATCTCGAAGCTGTACAAAGCAAAATCCTGCTGGTTGAGCAGGATCTTGTGACACGTTAGGCTTGACTTTCCTGGAACTGTACCTGGATCTCTCCAGTTGGGGTCGTAGAAGTTGACAGTGCAGTAATCTGCACTGCCAGTACCTCTGGACCATTTGGATATGTTCCTGTTCCTGGAATACTGCTGGTACCAATCTGTTTGACAGTGCCCAAGTCCAACACACCTGAGTTGGTTGTGGAGATTGGAATCGCAAACAAACGTTCGCCTCCAGTCAACGCAGTGGTAATCGCTGCAATGGTCATGTTCAAGTCATTGGCAGTGGTTGCGCCACCAATCACATTGCCCAGGATCTTGATGGTATCTCCCACAGCGTATCCGTCACCAGCTGTTTGCACAGTGATCTGTGTGGTTGTGGTGCTATACGTTGTACCTGCTGCTGTCAACTGCACTGTGATTCTAGCATTGGCACCTGAACCAGACACGTTGATCGGAGTCAAGTTGGCAAATGTTCTGGCAGTGCTGAATGTTGCCTTCACACCTGAACGTGTCATACCGCCTGTGGTGTTGAACGGTGCTGATGTCAAACCACCTGTTGCTTCTACTGTGTAACGTGGAGCAGTTGAGAACTGTGTGAAGCTGGGCTGGAATCCGCCGCCTGCGTTGTTGAGTCCTGCCCAACTGGTGTTGGCTGAGTCAATGTTGTTGGGATTCAAAATACCTTCAATCAGGTATCGTCCAGCGGTGACCTGAACGTTCAAGTTGCTCAATGTCAACTGGGCGCGGTTGATAAGGTCACGCACTCCCAGGTCACCAATGATACCATTGCTCACACTGGGTGCCAGGCGCATGACAAACGCTGTTTGTTTGTCACCAACGTTGGCTGGAAAGCCATAGTTGGTACGGTTGAATGTAAACTGATAACCGGCGTCATCATCAAATCCGCCATCCATAACTACTGCACTACCCCAGTGGTTGACCAGTGGTATAGCAGTGTTAGAGATCAAGATAACACCTGTGTTGTCCGCATGCGAGGTCGGCGAGCTGGATGTATAGCTTCGGCTTTGGCCTTCAGCCCACTGTACAAATGTTGCGCCGCGTGTGCAACCTGTTAGATCATTGCCTGCCTTGCCTGAGTATTTGATAATTTCACTTTCAATCATCACAAACACAGGATATGTCACACTGGCTGATGGGTAATCAGTTGCGTCACGCAAAGTAATTGTGGTAACTGCATCGTTGATTGCACCGTTGAGACCAGACACTGGTGTTTCATTGA